GTGCGGTTCACCGTGTCCGTGTTCGTCACCGTGGCCTTGTCAATGATGGCCCTGGCTGCTGTGGCGGTGTACTGCGTGGTTTGCGAGGCCTCCATTTGCTTCGGAGGGACGAGAACTTTGACGGTGACGGTCATGATGAGTCCTTGGGATTAGGCGACACGGTATACCGTGAACGTGTTAAGAGCGGTTCTGCGAAATCGGAACGTGCCTGATGTGTTACCCGAGACAGTCAGGTTACCCACCGTGGTGTTGCCGTTTGCCGCAATGGTGATGGTGTTTGCCGTGGTAGCGATGAAAGTGACTTCAAAAGCGGTGTCTGTCGTCATGCTGTTTGTGTACCCCTCAAGCGAAGTGCCGGTCGGCAAGGTCAGAGTGACGGCAGCGTTGCTGGTAATCACTCGCGTTTGAAGGTTAGCGACCGTCAGAGTGACGGATGTGTTTTGCGCTGATTCTGCGGGCTGAAAATCAAGTTGGTTGCCAGTGGCTGTGATGCGAGCGCGTTCAGTAGGAGTTGCAGAACCGTCCGCGGTAGTAAAGAACGTCAGGCGTCCGGGCATATCCGCAGAAGCGCCAGGAGTGCCGTCTACTGAAGCACGAATAGACGCAGCTACGTCATACCCTGTGCCATTTGCCCCAACAAAGCTAACCTCTCCGAGCGTATCGCCATTTACAACAATCGTGTTTGCACCGACTGTTGCGTTTCTGCTCTTAAACAATGCAAGCGTAGGGCCGTCCGCATTTGCTGCAAACCTGCCTGCATTCAACGAAGCACCGTTTGCACTTTGGACTTCAAGGGCTCCGTTATTGCTTGCGTAAACCGCACTCGTTCCTCCCACCAGCAATCGTCCATTTGCATCCAGCGTCATCGCCTGCGTAAACGAGATCGCGTTGCCTGCGGTGCCGGAGGGGGCGGTGAACCAACCAAACCCTCCTGTTATCAGCGCGGAAAAACGGCCAGCCTCGTCTGTAGTGCTGTACTTAAAAGTGTTTGCAGCGTCTTCGTAGAAATTAAATCCAAAGTTTGCAGCGCCGTTTCCTTGTTGGGATACCGAAACAAAAGTGCTGACTTGGAGGGCTTTGCTTGTTGAGTTCCAAGCACTCGGCGTCACCCCCAGGCCGAGATTACCGAGGGAATCAAGCAGCATTCGCTGCGTCCAACTTGCGGAGTTATTGCGAAGCTGGAACGAAAGATCGTAAGCCGAAACCCCGTTGAAAGTTGATTGAATTCGCGCCCCGTAACCACTGCTGGCAGCGTCCGCTACAAGTTCTAGACCACCAGCACCAGCCACAGCAGTGCTTGACTGCTGGATGATGATGTCGCCCTTGTATGTGGCGCTACTTGACTGGACTGAACCGGCAACAACCAGCTTAGCTGCGGGCGAACTCGTCCCAATCCCGAGGTTACCGGAGGCGTCGAGACGCATGCGTTCGGTAGTGGTAACAGCGCTATCAATAGCTACGGTTTGCGCACCGCCGCCGTACCAAATATGCTGATTACCAGCTATGTTGTATGCCCCGCGAGGCGCATTGATAGTGGTCGAGCTTACAAAAGCCCCAGCACTTGCTGTTGACGGCCAAACTCCGTAGCCAAGTACAGGTCCGCCACTTGAAAATTCGCCGCCGAACGTAGCAATCTGACCGGCTGAGTAATAACCTGCAAGAATCTTGCTTCCATTTACTGATGCAGTGGTTCCAGAAATGATGTAGCCGTTAGTAACATCTAGCTTTGCCCCCGGCAAACTCGTACCAATTCCCAGCCTTGTGCCATCAAACGTAAACGACGCGCTTGTCGTGACTATCTTGCTGGCGTTGAGATACAAGACACAGTTAGCTGACAATCCTGTGAGGTTGAAAATGCGGTTGAGTTCATCCAGCGCCTGAATGGCCTTCTGCTCTGCCGTCGTGCTCTGAATGGCGGCATCTTGCGCAACAGATGCTATCTGGTCAAGTGCCTGTTGTGCCTTGGCGTCAGCCTGGAACGCCACATCCTGCGCCAGCGTGGTCGCAGCATCCAGAGCCTCAACTGCCTTTTGGTTAGCGGCGCTTGAGTTGACCGATGCCTCTTGCTCAAACCGTGCAATCAGGTCAAGTGCTTCTATAGCCTTCTGCTCTGCCGTCGTGCTCTGAATGGCGGCATCTTGCGCAACAGACGAGATTAGATTCAGAACCTCAATGGCTTTCTGGTTGGCGGTGCTTGAGTTGACCGACGCCTCTTGTTCAACCTGTGCGATCAGGTTGAGTGCTTCTATAGCCTTCTGATATGCCGTCGTGCTCTGAATGGCAGCATCTTGGGCCACAGTCGATATGGAATCCAGCGCCTCAACGGCCTTCTGATCTGCGTTTCCTGCCGTGATTGATAGATCATTCAGCGTCGTCGGCTGCAAAGCATCAACGAGCGCAAACAGCCGCTCAAACTGCTTGATCTGCTCATGATCCTGCAGGAACGACGCGAGCTGGTCCCGCGTGAGTCGGAGGCTAGACGTGGCCATGTCAGTACATTGTCGGCTCTAGCCGCGCCTCAAGGCGGATGAACGACAGATGCGCGTCAGAGTCGCCCCGGAACCGCTGCATGCGGAAGTTGCGCATCGCGCCCTGCCGGAACCAGACTAGGCGCTTCTTGGTGTTGCCGATGGTGCCTGCGGTGATGTACTTGTCCTGGCTCCAGCTCATGCCATCGAGCGAGTAACTGGTGCTGATCTGCGGGTTATTGCCAAGCGCCACGCGGCCCGTGAGCGAGACGAGTTCGAGTTCGTGGAAGATCACGCCCTTTGACTCGTTGTAGACGATGGCCGTCCCGAACTCCCAGCGCACCGTCTGACCCCAGTGCTCGCCCACCGTGCCTGTCAGGTAGCCGATGGCGCTCGACTGCGGGTCGCCCACCAGCCAGCGGTTGTAGGCCCAGACCAGATTGCGCGCACGGTACTGCGCAAAGCCCACGGTCGTGCTGGTCAGCGTGAACCAGATGAACTGCTTGACGGACTCGCTGGCCGACGCGTCAAAGACCAGCGTGCGGTCCGGCAGATGCACATACAGGTGCTGGTGCGCCTTGTCGTTGCGGGCCTCGAGCTTGACCTGCGAGAGTTGCGCGTCGGTGTAGGTCGCCAGGATGCGGTCCACCTCATCGGTGCTGATCTTGGTGGCCGTGGCATTGGCACCCAGGTAGATACCAGGCTCTTCGTTGCGGCCACTACCGAGGAACGCGATCTGCTCCTGAAACACGCAGCACGCAAAGGTGCCAACGGCGCCCTTCTGGACTTGCGCGCCGTCAATGCGCTGAAACGGGAACAGCTCGCCACCTACGTTGTCGAAGACCTCGATGGTATGCGTGTTGATCGCATAGACCTCGTTGCGCAGCTTGACCAGCGCCACCACAGGGTCGGGGTCGGCCTCGCTGGAGCCATACTTCAGCGGGTTTACGGCAAACGGGTTCGACAATTCCGTGACCACCAGGAACTCGCCGTCGGTGGTCATCCAGTAGCCATCGACCCAGCACATATCGACCACCGTGCCGAGGTCTGGGTCGGTGTTTTGCGCCAGGACGTTCGTGGCCGGATTCCAGAACCACAGGTTGCCGGCCGATGCGATGCCCAGCAGATCGAAACTATAGTCCAGCGTCACAAGCTGGCCATCGGTGCCCACGTCACCCAGGATGGTCACGGCTCCGGTGCTACTGACCGTGACGAGCTTGCTGCCCATCACGCGGTAGACGATACCATTCCACTCGATGCCGCCGCGATCCGTTCCAGGCCCGGTGCCGTTGGCCACGATGCCATCACCAGGCCGCAGGAATGAGTCGCTGATGCCAGACGGCACGGGCGTCGGCACCATGTTCACCGGGTACGAGGTCCGAATGTCCGGCCCGTTGTCGGTGTAGATGCCTGAGAGGATGGGGATTTGCATGTCAGCAGTTCCAGGCTTTCAGCGCCAGCGCTTTGCGGGTAGGCTTGCCTTTCTCGTCCTTCATTGGCCCAGGCATGCCACCCATGCGAGCGCAGAACGACTTGCGCCGCGCCGCGTCTTTCTCGTTCTTGGGGTTGGGTGCCGGCGGCTTCAGATTCATGCCCTGCGCCTTCGCAGACGCCCTACCCTTGGCGTTCAAGCCACCCTTGGGGTTCTGGCCCTCCTTGCGGGTCCAGGCGGGCGTCTTGGCCATATCAACGCAGGCCCCGGCCCGAGATGATGTGGATCGACCCACCACCGGCCGGCGCGATGTACGCCACCGTGCGCTCGGTCTTGCCCTTGCTGAGGCTGACCTGCGCGCTGGGCGGCAGCGGGAAATCGGCCGTGGTTGCCGTCTGCGTGCCCTCTCCCACACGCACGTAGGTCAGCACGGTGGTGCTCAGGTTCGTGATGACCACGCCCTCGTCGGCGGTCGTGAGCGTGCTTGATGCAGAGGCCGCGCCAGGCGAGACGACGACACCCGTGCCGTAGGCTGGGCAGAAACTTTCGTAGGTTGACGACATGGTTTTGTCCTCGTTGATCAGGCGATGCGATACCAGGAGTTTGTGGGCTGGTAGAACCTCATGCGGAAGAAGTCAGTGGCAGCAAGTGTGCTGGGCGCCCCGTAAGCGGCGGTCGCTCCGTTGAGCGCCAGCGTGAACGCCGTTACCTGCTGCGTGGTCGTGATCAGAATCTCGGTGCCATCGGGCGTCGATGTGTTCAGCGGCAGCGTGACGGTGCCAGTGGCCAGCGTGCCCGCGGGCTGGATCAGAATCCACTGCTGCTGGCTCACAGGCGTTGGCGCGGCGATGTTGAAGCCCGTGCCAGGCGTGTAGAGGTTCGTCGCCATCGTGGGCGCTGCGAACTGCTGCTGGAAGAATGTCAGCAGCGCCGACATCGGAAGGCGGCGCGCGTCGCCCGTGTTCGGCGCGTACACCGCGAGTTGATCGCCGGCAGATGCCTGCGACAGCAGCGGCAGTTGATAGATGAGTGCCATGTGTGCCTCGTTGCGCGATGCGCGTCAGTTGAGTTCGAGCGGGCCGTCAGGGCCGACTTGCACCGGGTTGACAGGCGGCCGTAGGAACGGATTGTCGTACACGCG